CAGATTCAATTGCACAAGGTATAAGTAGTAGGTTACTATCCATAAAACTGATTGTAAAAGTCTAATGATGCTTTTGGTGCATACCTTTCTGTTTCTGAGTCTTCAAGTCCACACTCATAAGCACCCATCACTTCCATCTTATGCTGAGACTTTAACTCTTCATAGTTGGTGTTGAGCCATTGGATAAAGTCATCAATGGTTAATTCATTTTGTCTCTCAAAGATTAATTCAATGCTTGATTGTTCAGCAGCCATAGTGTTCAGATTTAGTTGGTTTACTTGATTTGTATTCATTACTAACCTTATCAAGGTATTCCTTAACCATTGACTTGATTAGTTCCTTATGCGATGTTGGTATTCTGAATGTGATGTTAATCGTACGTTCACCATACTTGAATGGATGCCCAGCACCAAGTCTCTTACCACCTCTATTATCTTTTTTGATTTGTTCCATAGTCAACAAATATAGTAATTATATGATTATGTTTTACATTTAGTGCAATGTATCTTACCATGATAGACCTTAGCAAATTCGCACTTACCACTTCTTATCTCATAGTAAGTCAAATCACATTCAATTGACCACATTTGGCGAAATGGGTAAGAGGTATTGAATAACACCTCAAACTGATTATAAGTCAAGTTCATTTCATCTAACATTACAAACGGCTCAGTAAGGTGCTTATTAAGGTAATTGCTATACTCAGAATGGAGTATCATCTGTTTCTTTATTCCAGTCATTGTCAGTATAATTTCTTAGGTCTTTAGGTTTTGGCAAGTAACTACTACCAACATCGTGAGTAGTTACATCTGTGAAGTTGGTCATATTAGGTGAATGTCTGAACTCAACTATACCAGTAGCACCTTGACGATGTTTCTCAAATAGATAGAAGATGTGATTGGTGTATGGGTTACCATCTTCATCATTCAATCCGTAGTAAGAAGGTCTCCAAACAAAGGCTACACTATCTGCATCTTGCTCTAATGAACCTGATTCTCTCAGGTCAGATAAGATAGGTTTCTTATCAGGTCTCTTTTCTACCTCACGACTAAGTTGAGCAAGTGCTATAATTGGTATTCCAAGTTCCTTTTGTGCTGCTTTTAGTGTTCTACTTATCTCAGCTACCTCCGCTTCACGATTACCTCCTTTAAAGCCTTCTATGGTCATCAATTGCAAATAGTCAATAATTGCCCACTTACACCTTCCTTTTCGATGCTCACGTTTCATTACTCGTATTGCCTCGTGTACACCACATCTTGCTTTATCGTAGATTAGAAATGGTTGTTTCTCTATGTTACCTATTACCTTTTCAAATGAATGTAACTCAGATTGACTAAGATTACCATCTCTAAGACGTGATGAGTGGATTAAGTCACCAGCATCTTGAAGTATTAACCTTTGACATAGTTGGCTCTTATTCATTTCAAGATTGAAGTAGATACCAGCCTCATTAGATTTCATTCCGTGAAAGAGTGCAAGTGCAGTCTTACCCATTGATGGTCTACCAGCTATGATTATGAACTCAGGATGAAACCCACCAGTAAATTTATTGAGTGACTTAAGACCAGTCTCAAGACCAGTAGTCTTACCTGATAGTGTTAATGCTGCCCTACGATAGTATGCCTCACGTTCATCATTGGTTAGTTCAGATAGGTCAATGATGTTATCTGAGTTAGTGCCAGTATCAAGTAAGTTGGTAAGTGATTTGATTATTTGTGTTGCAGTAGTGAATCCATCAGTATTAGCAAGTCCTAATGATTGCTCAGTTACAATTGATGCAATTGACCTCTTGATGTGATTGTCTTTAAGTATAGCTATGTATTCATTGACTGGTTCATTGTAGGTTAGGTTGTTTGACCATGTAACAATCTCAGATGTTTCTTTAGGAGTGAACTTATCAATCTCATTTGATGTCATAAAGAAGTTGACCAAGTTAGGTGTAAGACCTTTGTCAATGGTTTTCTTGATTACTTGGTAGCATCGTGAGGTAAGCACCTCATTGAAGAGATGCTCACCAAGTTGTGGTATTAGTTCTTGGTGTGTTTCACCAGTCAACAAAATACCTATAAGTGCTTGTTGTGGGTTAGTCATTGTACTCGAACTCTTTAATTAAATTAGGCATCTTATCTACTAATGTGATATTGTATTTACGTGCATAGTTCTTAGCTTTTCTTATTGTGTCAAAACCTTTAATTGAATAAACCTCAGTAGAGTTAAAAAAGTCTAAGTAAATCATGTTACCAAATATTCTAATAGTTGCTTTTGTCATTGTGTATGATTTAGTGATTAAGTAAAATGGGAGGTGGTTAGCCTCCCTTAGTTTATTAAAGTGATTTTGAGTATTCAATAAATTCAGATTCAGGCATTCTTTCAAAAAGAATATCAGTTATAACTTCTAAAACTAAATCAGAAGCATCTGAAATGTCTAACATTAATTTTTTAGATTCAGCAATTAATTCATTAGTTGAGATGTTTGAAAATTTTTCAGTTGCGATTGCTTTAAATTCTTGAGTTGTCATATCGTTTGATTTAGTAAGTGTGTGAATTATTGATAGGCAAATGTAAAACTATATTTTGAATACGCAATACATTTATAAATTATTTTTAATTATTTTTTTTATTTGACATCGTCACCTACATAGTGTTGACCTTGTGATGAACGATTGAATACTGGTTGTGGTTGTTTAACAAAGGTGTTAGTAGGTTGTTTTTCTCTTTGTTTCCAAGATGTAAGTCTTCTGTTAGTATCCCAAGCCTTTTCATTAGTCAATCTCATTTTACCATTTGCTAAAGGTTCAGACCAATAAGAATAGAAGGCATTACAAGTATCTTTGCCAAACTTATCTATTAGTGGTTTAATTTGATTAATAAGGTCTTTATTTGAATAAGACTTAAATGATGTTGCTTTAGCTATTTTAATAATATCATTATCATTATCATTATCACTTACACTATCATTATCACTATCACTATCGGCTTTTTTGGCTTTGAGTGGGTTATTAATTAACCCAATGGGTTTTTGTGGGTTATCTTCTTTAGATGGTCTACCACCCTTAGAACCATTCTCTCTATTACGAATTACTTTAGCATCGTACTTTTCTAAGTCTCTTATCAATGATTGTTTGATAGGCTCAAATACTACTTGTAGTAATAGGTCAGTAGGCTCATTGAAGTCTCCATTAGCATAGTCAAGAATTAACTTGAGCAACCTACCAGCAGTTTCATCAGGTAACTTATCAATAGTGTGCTTCAAGTCACAATAGAGTAGAAATGATTTTTTCATATCAATAAAAAAAGCCGTACGAGGACTGCGGTAGAAGCGACTTTGATTTTACTCTTAGTCTCGCAGTCACCATACGGCAACAAAGTTTTACAATCTATTCAGGCTTCTACCTCTGAACATTGCTAAGTTACTAAAATAATTTTAAAAATTTACTTTCTTTTTTGAATCTATTATCTGCTTCTTGCAAGTTTAACTTAGCTTGTTTGAAGTATGAATCTTTCAACTCAATACCAATAGCCTTACGACCCATTGAAACAGGACTGAACACCTCACTACCTACACCCATAAAAGGAGTTAGTACCACTTCATTAGGATTAGAATACAATTCAACTATCCTATCAATAACATCTAATTGAAGTGGGTGTACGTGCTTTTCATCATCCTCTTCTTTAGAGTCTCTAAATGGTAGTACATTATCAATTCTAATATCATCCCATACACTTGATGCGTAACGCTGCCATATATAATGATTTAGCTTTGTTATCTTACCATCTTCATTAATATTATTGAGATGTACCCATAGTTGCTCTTCATTCAAATCTGATTTATTAGCATTATTCCACGCCCTTAAAATATTTGGTAGTATTGGAATTTCACCAGCATAATGATTAATTCCAAACTCGTGAGTAACTGGTACTTGATTATCTCCTTTCTTAGTAAATATTAATACATAGTCAGGCATAGCAGTAAAACACTTTGTACTATCTTCTACAATGAATTTATGCATTAATGATTGAACCATTGTACGCATTCTAACTTTTAGTGGCTCTTTCCAAATAGTAATTCTATTACGATATTCAAAACCATACTTAGTATGCAGTCTAATAATCTCATTTGGAAAATCCCAAAGTCTACAAGTATTATCAAATACATCAGTACAATGTACTGCAGTTATTCTACCTTTTTTAGTTACCCTTGCAACTTCTTTAATTAGAAATTCATACTGCTCTAAAAATTGTTCTTTGCTTTCACAATTACTAAAGTCATTCTCTGAACTTGAGTAATTATATAATCCAGCAAATGGAGGACTATATACACTAAGGTCTATTGATTCATCTTCAATAGTTGGCATTACTAACATACAATCACTATTATAGATAGCGTATCTGTCTGTTACAATTTGGTCTTTTACTTTGTTGTTCATAGTTATTAAAATTTAGGTTTGATTATTTCTTTGTTAAACTCTTTTGTTATGTTAGTAAATGTACTATTTACATTTTTTGTTAGATTCTCATGTAATTGAATTGCTTTTTGTGTTTTTTGTTGTAATGCTTCAATTACCCTTGTTTGACCATCTGATATAACCATGTCAATAGTAACATCATTCTTTTGACCAAATCTCCAAAATCTTCTTATAGCTTGATAATATTGCTCATAAGACCATGTTGGAAAAAATACAGAGTGATTACAATGCTGCCAGTTAAGACCCATAGATGTCATCTTTGCTTTAGTTATTAGTCTTTTAATTTCACCATTTGCAAATGCTAATAGAATCTCTTCTTTACGTTCTATTGATTGACTGCCTATAATCTCTACTGCTTCCTTATCTGAATGTTTTAATATGGTGCTTTCATTATTAGTATTACACCAGTATACACTTGTTTTACCATTTGCTAATTCAATTGCTTTCTCACATCTAATTGACTCTGTTTTCTTTTGTTCGTGTCTTACCTCAGTCATTGACTTTGCTACTGGTGTAAATAATTGTATTTGACCATAAGCATCAATCATTGATTGATTCTCTACAATGTGTTTATTAACTATCAATTCAGGTAGATTATATCTTTCATTTGAAAATCCTATGTCAGATGGCATCTTAACCATAATAGACCATTGATTAACCCACGCAAAAAAATCTTTTTCAGCATGAGGCTTTAAGTAAAACTTTTCACCAATGTTTCTATTATTACTATCAACTGAGTTTTGATTGTTTTTAAAAAACTTTCCTAACATATCCATATAACCCATGTATCCTAATGCTTCACTACTTGTACCTAATTCTATAAAGTCATTAGGTGATGGTGTAGCAGTAGATAAGAATCTATAAGGAATCTTTTTTACAAATGATGTAACCTGATTTTTAATAGCACCATCAAAGTTTTTTAAGATTGAACTTTCATCTAATATAACACCAACAAAATCATTAGAATCAAAATAGTGTAGCCTTTCATAATTACAGATAACTATCTTTTTAGTATGCTTACCATCTTTTGAATATTCAATATCATCAATGCCTAACTTTTCTGCTTCTAAAATAAATTGAAATGCTACTGCTAATGGTGTTAAGATTAATACTTTCTTATTTGTTTCTCTTATAATGTTATTTGCAATTGATAATTGAATTAATGTTTTACCTAATCCAGTATCAGCAAATATTGCTATTCTACCTTTTTTAATTGCTTTCTCAATAATAAACTTTTGAAAGTCAAATGCAATGTCAGGAATATAATTTGCATCAAATCCAAAATTACCTATTGAATGTTTCTTTTGTTCTAAAAATTTTTCGTACTCGTTCATAGTAGTTTGTTTTTTTGTAAGTTAAAAAAAGTGGGCAGTTCAATTAGTTCCCTAAATCATTTGTATTTCTAACAACCGCCCACCCCATTGACATCGTGTCAATATTTTTATTGATTCAAGTATGATTCAATCACTTTTATTGTTTCGTCTACACCAGTAGAAAATAGTGCAGCATAACCAACTTCATTCAATGCTTTCAATACCTCTGCTTGGCGTTCTGTATGCTCATTAGATTTGAGTGTACCATCTTTCTTAAATGGGTTAGCCTTATCTGTTTTGATTTCTATGAATAAACCAGCAAAGTTACCTTTAGGTACTGCAATGAATAAGTCAGGATACCCCTTGATTGGATTCTGAGACCTATGCTTATTAGCCATGTATGGACTCAAGTATAGACCAGCAGCAAAGTCAAATCTGAATATTACCTTTGG